CGTTTCTACACTCAGTCTTTAACCGCCAATGCCACAACTGTTAATGGTTCTACTACATTAACTTTTGAGGCTGGCACAGATTTAAGCAATGTTGATAGCCAATGGCAATTATCAGGTTATAACATTCCTCAAGATACTTATGTTGTAAGTGCAAATAACACTACCAAAGTTGTAGTAATGAGTCAGTATGCTACTGGTACTGGCACTCAGTCAGTTGTATGCGCCCAAACAGCTTATGACCTTCCTGACGACTTTGAAACAATGACAAATCGTACCCATTGGGATAAGTCTAAGCATTGGGAAATGTTAGGGCCAGAAGATGCCCAACAATGGCAATGGCTAAAGTCTGGTTATATCTCTACAGGCCCAAGAGTGCGCTGGAGAATACTAGATAATCAATTCCAAATATGGCCTATTATGAATACCCAAGAGTATTTAGGGTGGGAATATCGGTCAAAAGGTTGGGCAAGAAGCGCCACAAACCAAATTAAAAACAGCTTTACAGTTGACACAGATACAACTGTTTATGATGACCGTATTGTTGTTTTAGGCACAAAACTAAAATATTTCCAAGTTAAAAACTTTGATACAACCGCTTTGTCACAAGATTATCAGCGTTATCTATCTGTAGCTAAAGCCAATGACAAGGGCGCACCAAACCTATCATTTGCCCCTTACCCATCTAAGGTTCTTATTGGCTACGCTAATATCCCTGATACTGGATATGGTTCATAATGACTGTACCTCAAAGACGAACTGCCACTACTGCTAGTGTTGCCTCCCCTATTGGTGGATGGAACGCTAGGGATTCCATTGCCAATATGCCGCCATTAGATGCGGTGACATTAAACAATTTTTGGCCTACTCCTACTGATGTCCAATTAAGACTAGGTTATAGTCGGTTTTGCACCGGCATTACAGGTCAAGTAAATAGCTTAATGAATTACGCTGGAGTGACCCAACAAAAGCTATTTGCTGCTGCTGGAACAAGCATTTATGATGCTTCAGGTTCTACTGGGGTAGTGGTCAAAACCATTACTAATGACAAGTTGCAACATATCAATGTAGGCACAACTGGCGGTCACTTTATGGTGGCAGTTAACGGTGATGACGCTGCATTGCTATACGATGGCACTAATTGGATTAGTTATGCCTCGACAGCAACTGCCCAAACAATTAGCACTATTACTCGAGGCGGCACAGGTAACTTAACAGCTACCGTTACTACTGCCTCACCTCATGGGTTAATAACTGGCAACCAAATTGTTGTAGCTGGTGCAATCCCAGTTCAATATAACGGCACTTATCTTATTACTAGAACTGGCGCTAATACATTTACTTACACAATGGCTACTGCCCCTGCTACAGATGGGGTAACTTTAGGCGCATATACCATTAACTACGCTATTACAGGCGTAAATTCAAACACTTTTGTTCATGTAAACCTATTTAAAAACTTCCTATTCTTTGTCCAAGAAAACAGTATGGAAGTTTGGTATTTGCCTGTAGGACAAGTAGCTGGATTAGCAACAAAGCTAGATTTTGGTGGAATAGCCAGAATGGGTGGCTTTATTCAAGCAATGGGTACTTGGACTATTGATGCTGGACAGGGCGCTGATGACTATGCAGTATGGGTCACAAACAATGGCGAGGCTATTGTATATAACGGTACAAACCCTGATGCTGCTGAAACATGGGCATTAAAAGGCGTATGGCAATTAGGTCAAACCTTTAACCGTAGATGCTTTTTAAAGTGGGGTGGCGACCTTTTATTACTAACCCAAGATGGTTTAGTGCCACTAGCTTCTGCATTGCAATCTAGCCGTTTAGACCCTAGGGTTAACCTTACTGACAAGATTTATTACGAAATTAGTCAAGAAGCATCATTGTATTCAGCTAATTTTGGCTGGCAAATTAATTATTTTGCTAGTGAAAATATGTTGATTATTAATGTCCCTTCTGGAAATGGTGTTCGTCAATTTTGTATGCACACTATCTCTAAGGCTTGGTGTAGCTTTTCTAACATCAGCGCTAAATGTTGGGAATTAAGCTACGACACTATGTATTTTGGTGGTAATGGCTTTGTAGGCCGTTTTTGGGATTCTTACAGCGATGCCGGAAACAACATTATTGCTGAAGTACAACAGGCTTATAGCTATTTTGATGCCCCAGGTCAGCAAAAACGCTTTACTATGATTCGCCCAATATTCCAAACTGACAACGGTTTGCCAGGCATTTTAGTAGGTATTAATACTGACTTTGATGCCCAAAATAGCCTTGGTGCAGTTAGCTTTAATGCGGTCAGTTCTACCCTTGGAGTATGGGATTCTGCCACATGGGATGAAGATGTATGGGGTGGCGCTTTAGCCCTCACAAGACTATGGCAAGGTGTTACAGGAATAGGTTATTCTGGTGGAATTATTATGAAAGTAGCTTCCCAAGGTATTGATGTGCATTGGGTTTCTAGCGATTATGTAATGGAACGAGGTGGAATTCTTTGAGGAAAGTGGTTACTGACAATCAGGAACACCTTAGAGGATGGATTTCAGGGGTATTGGGGATGCAATTTAGCCCTTATGCTACTTTTATTGGGCAAGAGATAGATGGTGAAGTAAAGGCAGTCGTGGCATTTGACAATGTTTTGGATAAATCTTGCCAAATGCACACAGCCGCCATAGTACCGAATTGGATTAGTAAGGATTTGTTGTGGGCGTGTTTTGATTATCCGTTTAACATATTGAAAGTAAAGGTTATAATAGCTACAGTTTCTTCCACAAATAAGGAAGCGCTGAAGTTAGACCGACACCTTGGTTTCGTAGATAAAGCGTATATCGAAGATGCCCATATTGATGGGGATTTAGTTATATTAGCAATGAGGCGTGAAAATTGTCGATGGCTTGACATTAAAACGACTCTAAAAGGAGATTGACATGGGTGGAGGCGGTGGTATTGTAGGTAGCATAATGAGTCCAATTTTTGGTTCACCCCAAAAAGTGGATGTACCTAACTATTCTGGTGCAGCGCAACAAACTTCTGCGTCTGATTTGGCGGCAAACCGTTTAAATCAGTCTAATGCCTATGGGTCTTTAAACTACAACCAAACTGGTACAGACCAGTATGGAAACCCTACTTTTACCCAATCGCAAACTTTAAACCCACAACTTCAATCTGCTATTAGTAGCAATTTAGGTCAATTAGGTCAAGGTTTTAATGTGCCACAGTTTCAAGGTCAAGACATGGCTGCGATGAATTATTTTGGTTCTAGGTTAAATCAGCAACAATATGACCCTAGCACTATGGTTAACACTCAGTTTGACCGTAGCCAATTAGGTGCTTCTAGCTTGCCTTCTTATGGTATTGACCCAGGACAAACATATAGCGATGCCATTATGCAGCGCTTACAACCATCTTTACAGCGCCAAACACAAGCATTAGACGCACAGTTAGCAAACCAAGGCATTATGCCTGGTTCTAAGGCTTATGAAACAGCTAAGACATTAGCCGCACAAGGTCAAAACGATGCTTTAACTAGCGCTATTGTTGGTGGCATGGGCGTAGGATTGCAAGCTAATCAACAACAATTTGGCCAAAACTATAATGTTGCTTCTGCTGATTTAGCAGCTAGACAAGCTATGAATCAACAAGGTATGGCTGGCAATAGCCTTGCTTATCAACAGCAATTAGCCAATCAAGGTCTTGGTATGCAAGCGCAAAACCAAGGTTTCAATCAGGCTTTGGCACAAGCTATGCTTCCTTACCAACAAGCTACTGCCCTTAAAGGTTTAGCATCACCTTCATTTGCTAGTTATGCAACAGTTGCACCTACAAACTATACAGGTGCAATGCAAAACGCTTATCAAGGTAATTTAGCTAATGCTAATGCCCAAAATGCTTATAACAATTCTATGATGAATGGATTGTTTAATTTAGGTAAAGCCGCAATAGCTTAAAGGAATAATTATGGCAACCATGTTTGACCCACAAAACCCAGAATTCATGCAATTAAGTCGTGAAAGAAAGTTAGCTGATTTGTTAACTTCTCAAGGCGTGCAGTCACCACAAGGGCAAACTGTGTCTGGAGGTGTTTATGTTCCAACCAATCCATTGGAAAACATTGCTAATTTGTATAGTTTTTACAAAGGTACTGAAAAAAATAAAGAATTAGATGCTAGAGAAGTAGCTTTAGCGCAAAAGTTGCGTGAATTAGGTATTTCAGAAACTAAAGATATATTAGGTACATTAAGAGGAACGCCTGAAGTTGCAACAGAATTAGCTGGGCCTGCTTATCAAGGTGTTGCCCCTACTGCTGTTATGCCAGCCAAAGCTGGAGATGCAAATGCTGCACTAGCACAAGCATTAATGGGACAAAGCCCACAGGCACAAAGATTAATTCCAAGCCTTATTGAACAAGCTAATCCAAAACCAATTCCAAAACAAATTGAATACGATTTGGCTAAACAAGGTGGTTATAAAGGCACATTTAATGACTTTGTAAATCAAATGTCTGAGGCTGATAAAGCAAGAATTGCTATTGATAAACAGCGTTTAGGATTAGAAGGTGGAAGACTTAATCTTGAACAACAAAAATTAGCCCAAGAATTGACCTATGGAAAGCCTTTAACTGAATCACAAGCTAAAGCTACAGCTTTCCAAAGCCAAATGATTGGTGCAGAAAATAATTTAAAACTATTAGAATCAAAGGGTTTTGACCCATCTTCATACAAAACTCAAGCAACATTAAAAATGGCTGGTGGGCCATTAAATATATTATCTGCACCAGAAGCACAACAATATAAACAAGCCCAAGAACAATGGGCTGAAGCATATCTACGCTTTAAAACTGGTGCTGCTGCTACTGAAGGCGAAGTACAAAGAAATATTAAAACCTTTTTCCCTCAATTTGGTGATAAACCAACACAAGTTACACAAAAAGCAGATGCAAGAAGGCAAGCGGAACAAGATATTGGATTTGCTGCTGGCATGGGTGCTGGGCGTGGCGCACAACCTATTAATCC